ACCAGTTAAAGTCTCATTATTAAATGTAAAGGTTAAGTCAGCAATACCCTCAAACAAAAGTTTATTCATCTGAGATATAGTAACGATCCTATGCTTACCCTCTTCATAAGGTACATCCTGCTGAATACTAAATCCTTCTCTACTTAATTGTACTATAGAATCTTTGAAGGAGATATTATCTAATATATTACCTTTATCATCAGCAATAGTAGTTAATTTCTTATGACCAATCTTAGTTGCTGTCTTAAAAGCTACTCTATCAACATTACCCTTCTCCATAGCAATCCTAATCTTATCCAAATCCAATCCCTTAGTTAATTGAGGAATAAGCGGATAAGATGAAGATTTAATATAATAAGTCTTTTCAATTCCTAATTTAGAATCAAATATACTCATTACGTGAACAGGTTTCATTGGCTGAAGAATTACTGCTAATTCCTCTGGACTAAACTCATAGTCATTAGATGCAGTAATTTTATCCATCATACTCTTATAGAGAGCATCTGGAATTCTACCATAAGACATTAATACATTCAAATGCTCCTTAACAGTAGTCCATTCCTGAGCATCAGTTCTATCAATTTTACCTGTATAAGCAGTTACTCTTGAAATATAACCTTCTGTTTCAGTAGGATTAGTAACATCATTTAAAAATGCTACATTATAATAAGGACTACCAGCATAGGTATTTTCTCCAGAAGTCATTGACCATTGATAATGTCCTAATGCTCCCGGAGCTACATCTTTAGCAAGCCTCTTCTGATACTCAACTAAAGTAGTATTAATATGTGCTAAAGTAGTATTTTCTTCCTTACTTCTCTTAAATTCTAATGCAGGATCACCATGAACCAGCATCATCATATTAGCATTATGTAGTATATAATTAAAATCAAAATCTGCTGCTCCTATAGCAGCTAATTTGCTCACTTCATTCCTTGATAGTCCTTCACTGCCAGAATCTCTTCCATAGCCTAAATCCTTAACATATGATTCCTTAAATGAGGAATACCATTTACCATCTTTCTCATATACAATTCCTGAATCAAAGAATTCTTGTATAGTACCATTTATTGTAGGAACTATAGTAGTTTCAAAAGCTGTTTGTACAAGCAAGTCTATGTTATCAAGCATCTGCTCAACAATACTACCATTCTCATCTCTAACAATATTATTTAATTCTGGGAAGAAATAGAAATATTCTGCACCATCATAATATTGATCTCCTACCTCAGCTCTTAATTCTGCCTGAGCTTCAGTACCTTGAGCTTTAATACCACGTACTTTCTTAATACGAGCAACCTCTGCTTGTATAAGTTCTTTGATAGCGTTAAATGTATCTCTTGTTACAAGCATATCAGGTGTAATAACACCATCAAACTCCTCTGGTAAATTTAAACTAATTTTAAGCTTCTCAAATTCTATAACAGGAGTAACTGATTTATCAGAGTGTGTTAATCCAATGTAACCAGCATTAAGTCCAGTCTTTTGGAAATGTGATAATGCTAATAGCAGTTGCTCTTTAGCTGACATTCCAGACCTTGTAATACCTGCTCTACTTGATTGAATTTGTGCCAACCCATCAACAAAGTAATAGTCTAATGTTTTACCAGCATTAAGCTTCCTTAAATATCTTGAGAATTGTCCACTTGAGAATACAGAGTTATTAACATCTTCTCTTAATCCTACACTATTATTAAGGTTTTGAATCCTTAATCTCTCGGGTGTAAAGAAACTGTATTGATATATTTGTTTACTATCTACATTTCGAAATGTATTGGTATCTAACTTCAATCCATATTTGGCTGATAAGTTAGCTAAATATTTAACTGACTTCTCACTATTCTCTCCTGTGAAAGGATTATTGAGGGATAATTTATCTACATCCTCATCAACATTACTCAAGTCTGTTTCAGTAGCTAATGCTGATACTATATGAGAAATTAATCCATCAGACTTACCATCTTTAGTAAATCTAAATTGCTGATCTAAACTTCCTTTAACTCCAAATGAGTAAGGTACAGCATCCTGTAATGGTAAGTTATCAAATATAACCTTCCTTGCACCTTCTGGTAAATCAATACCAAGAGTAGTAAATAACTCTTCAGTAAATATTTTCTTCTGCTCAAGAGTACCATCTACACCTAACTTCTTAGCTTCTTCAAGCAGTTTCTTAGCCTCAGTTTGATTAATAACTAACTCACCATTCTTTACACTAATCAGATTATTCTCAACACCTGTAATCTTAAAGTTTTCATTCCAAGACTCAAGTACCTTATTAACAACATTATTTCTATTTGATTCAATAACATTTAAAGTCCACCCATTAATTCCCCTCTTCCATCTGGTTAAAAGGAATTCATTATGAGCACGTTGCATTACAGAAATAAAGTTATTCTTTAATGACCATGAAGTATTGGTATCTTTAAGTAAGTTTACAACATTCTTGATATAAGCCTTAGCTTTATTATCAGCAGCAACAATTCCGAGTACACTAAGATAATTATCTAATGTACCAGTAACTCCAGATAAGATGTTCTGTAAGTCATCAAATACTGTATCAAATGGTAGATACTCAGCAGTACCTAAGAAATTTCTTTTACCACTCTTGATTGTAGATAATGCTAATTTAACTCTCCAAGAAGCAGTATCTTTACTATCCATTTGGAATGTAGCAAAGTCATTATAACTCTTCTCAATCTGTCCATCATTACCTTCAAGTGTACCTTCCTCTACAGCATCTTCATCAATCTTGTTATCAGTAGTATTAACATCCTCAGCTTTACCGTTCTTAATATTAATGCTAAGGTTACTTAAATCATTAACTACTTCTCTCTCAAATTGACTCCATACTTCTGGTTTAAGCAATCTCTCATAATGTTCTTTAAGAGATAAAGCATTTTCATAACTACCAATCCATTTCATTTTATTAGCAGGATCAGCAATTATTGCTTCAGCACCTTGTTTACCGGAATTAACTATTACATTGATAGTATTGTCTAATCTTGCTTGTAATATCTTCTTAGCATTACTAAATGCTAAATTAACAGGAAGTTTCTCACCCCTGTTATCATAATCTAAGAATTGATTATAAATCTCTGCTGCTACAGTCTGGGTAACAATACGTTGATTCTCAGATGAATAAATATAATCTCCATCCTTTACTAAGAAATTAGTAGCAAAAGATTTAATTTCAGCTACTTGCTCAGTAGATATTAATTCATCACTAACCTCTCCATCAAATTCCTCATCAAATCCTTCACCAAATTCTTTAGGTAATTCTGGAGTTGTAGTAGGAGTCTCTTGCTTCTCAATAGGTATAGACTCCTTTAAGGTAATTACAGGCTGTACTACATACACAGGATTACCTTTAGCTGAAGTTAATTCAACTAAGTCTGTTTTAATATTATCAGCTAAGAATTTATTATAAGTAGATTCTTCAAAGTTAATTGTACCATCCTCAGCTATTACTGGAATAGGAAATCCTTCTTGTGAATTAATTTGGTCTAACTTTACAGAAAGTTTTGTATTACCCAAAGATGTTTTTAACTTATTGATAGCAAAATCCAATTCATCGGGTCTTGCTTTAGCAATGTTTAGTGCTACTTTATAAGCAGCTTTACCGTCACCATTATTAACTATAAATGTAGAGTTTTGAGTATCAAATGCTATCCTTACTCTACCATCACCAGATGTTACATTAACTTTGTCTACAGAAGTAAAATATAAGAATTTATCTAAGAATTCTTTTAATTCTTTACGTGAAGCTATACTAATTCCATAGTTATACCTAACCTTCTCAAGTAGTTCTGGATTATCACCAAATGCAGCAGCAGATATTACATCTGCCATCATAGTAGCAACATTAGTAGGAACTAATGGTACAGCCACTGGTGTAGGGATAAATACACCTGCTTTAGCAGTAGGTATCATCATCATTACAGCACCAGCACCGTTAGCTTTCAAGTTATCCATAGACTCCTTAGATACAGCAACTTGTCCCCCAAAGAATACATTGTTACCAACCATAAATCCTTTATTAAAGATTGTGAATGGTTGTATTACACCACTAAAGAATTTAGAGGTTGTGTAATTGGACATTGATTCACTAACAGGTTTTAATACCTTTTTACCATTACCGTCTCTTTCAGTAGTAATAGCAAGTTTACCTAATCCTTTATCATTTACTTCAAAGGAATAAGTAGTGTCTAATTGTCCATCGGTAATTATTTGTCTTATATTTCTAACTCTCTCAATCTCATCACTTGCGGGAAATACATCAGTATCAGATAAATTTTCATATTTTCCATCAGCATTAACAGATTGTAACCATCCCATTACTGGTAGATAACCTACAGTAATTAAATTACCATCCCTCTCAACTTGTACTTTAATAGGAGAATTTAATTTATCTGCTTCAAATATTTCATCAAAAGTTCTTACATATTTCTCAGGCTTACCTTCAGTTAATACTCTGGTAGTCTTATCATCACCGACATACTGATATACCTCTCCATTATACTGAGTATCTAATGATAATACTAATTTAGTACCGGGAGTAAATTCAGTCCATTCAGAAGCAACCAATGCCTCTGGATTAGACTTGGTAATATCAACAGATTGTTTATTAAGTTTCTCATCAACTATCTTAAAATCAGAGGTCAAATAATTAATTGCCAAACCTTGATTTCTCTTTAAGGTATTTTTATCAACTAATTGACTATTTTCTTCTACTTCAATAATTTTAGGATTAACTTCTATATTATTACCATCCTCGAATGTAGATTCTTCAATAACATTCTCAATAGTACCTTGAGAGGTTTGTTCAGCAGTAGGAATAGACTCTAATAATTTCTGATATTTAGAATTAATTTTATCTAAATCAGAAAGGTATTCTTTATATACACCATCCTCCTGTTGCATTTCTGTAGGGGAGTCTATCTTAATTCCGTAGTTAGCTAACCTAATAGTTTCATACTTACGAAATTTCTCCAATTCTGAATCCCAATCTTGTTTAATCTTAGATGTCTTATCATCTATCTTATCCTCAGTAGTCTCTGTAACGGGAGTAGCTTTTAATATCTCATCTAAAGAACTCTCGTCAATAGGTAATCCTGTTTCTACAGGAATTTCTTCAGTAGAAGTTTCTACACCAAATGCAGATGGGTCTATATCACTAATTACTTCAGGAGTTTCTTCTGCTAATGCTTCATTAACAACATCCTGAGATTCTTTCCTCTCGGCAGTTACCTTGGCAGTATCAGCAGCAGCTTTATTCTCTACAATCTTTTCCTTAAACTCTTTATTCTTTTTAGCAATATTCTCAGCTTCTTTCTTAATACTCTCAGGTTTAGATACTTCTGATAAGGTGTTAAGTAACTCTTTATTATACTCTTCAGTAATAATCTGTTCTGTAGCATTAGTTATAATTCTCTGGTCTATAGCAGATAAATTAACAGGTTTAGATACAACTTTTCTATTGTTAATCCTCTTGTTAATATTAGCTAAAGTTCTCTCTGCTGTAGCCCTCTTCTCCTCAGTAATATTTTTATCCTCTAATGCTGTCTCAACTGCTTGTTTAGCATATAGCAATCCCATAGACTCTATGGTAGCATCAACATCATCTTTATTCTCTTGTGCCTGATACCAACCATCCTTAGATGTCAGTTCATTATGAATAGATTTAAACTTATTAACAGATTCATTATTTCTAACAACTTCTGATTCAAGTCTTGCTAATTTATCAACAATAATTTCTTTAGCCCTACTATCAATAGGAGATTCAAATAAATTAGTAAAGTGTTTAGCATATGTAGATTCATATTGCTCAACCTTCTTGATAAGATTAGGAATTTCTTTAGTAATGTTCTCTTTACTATCAACACCTATTTGCTCAAGTGTATCAGCAAATTTACTATCTTTAATCTGCTCAATAAGTATATCAACATTACCCGCTCTTGCAGCACTAAATGTTAAATCCTGTAACATTGCTTCTTTAACATCAGCAATCATTGCTGGTTTATCCTCAGCAGATAATTTACTAAAGTCTTGGATTACTTTACCATCAGGAGAAGTTAATGTTGTACCACTATTAATTGCTTTAATAGTTTTAGCATAATGATCTAATCTTGCGCCTCTACTTGCTATCTCGGATAGTTTCCTCTTAGTAATAGCAGCGTTCTCATCAAAGCCCATAGCTCCCGCTACACCTTTAAATGCCATACCACCAATCATACCCCATAGCATTGAGTCCTGCATTTCTTCAGTACCCAAATAATCCCCTACTCTATCAAGAATAGTAGTATTATCATCTGCTTGTAAACCTAAATCTATTCTACCTTGTCTAACACCTTCAAATTGAGATATAGTATTTATACCCTCTTCAATACCCTCAGTCCATTCAGATAACCCTATTCTTGCAGGGTCTTTAATTCTGTTAATAATTTTACCAACTCTACTTGCAGGTGTATATTTAGATACTGCTAATAAATCATCAGCAGCAGTAGCAACTTTACCAGCAACTCCTAAATTCCTCGTAAGTCCTGAAAATGGTCTAAGGATAGAAGCCATCTGAATAAAATCAAATGCTAAGTTAGCGTAGTTAGCCTGATAGTCTAATGAAGCTGCATCAGATGCTGCTTTACGAGAAGTTTCCTCGTCCTTACCATTAGATATTCCTAATTGATAAATTGTCTCAAATACATCATTAGCTTCTCTGAAATTTTCAGCGTGACGCATTGTTAATGCACCCAATCCAGCAGCAGATAACTTAGTAGCAGTAGTTCCTAATTTTAGGAGTTTTCCTAATGCACCAACTCCTTTAGCAACACCCATACCGGGTATCATCATACTAAGAGTTGAAGCTACTGATACACCATTCTGAAACCACCATCCACTATCTCCAAACCTTTCACCAGTCTGATAAATAGGTGTTACATCTTTAGTCCAATCAGCAATAGATTCCCCTAAGTCATATAAAGCATTACTAAAATCCTGCTCATCATTATCAATAGCATTACTAATCATTTCAGGTACACCAGCAATAGCTCCTAATGACATAATAGTTCCACCAACTACTTCACCTACAACAGCTTGATTTAAAAAGTTAGCTGCTTGGTCATACCAAGGCTGTGCCTCAGCTCTACTCTTGTAGAACTGTGTAGGATTTAATATCTCCTCTCTTGGAACATACTCATCATACTGAGACTCCCCTTGTGTTGGTACAAGAGGAGCTATTTCAGGAGCAATTGTAGATGGATTATAATAACTTTTACCTATTGATTTTGAATCAATTATTGGTAACTTAGTTGGCTCAAATTGAGCGTTATATTCTTCAGCTTTAAGCATAACTTATTTATTCAGGAACATCTTTAGTATTAACTGCTTTTCTTACATACGCATTACCTGTATTAATAATAGCATCATCTGTACTCTGTTGTATTTCAGCTAACAATGCTTCATAACCACCAGCCTCATAAATTTCTTGATACTTTTGTCCAGATGGAGTTGATTGATCTATAGTAGCTTCTGGATATATAACAGGTGATCCTCTATATGATGCAAACTTGGAGTTTAATGTAATTATAATAGGTTTACCTGTCTCACCATCCTGACCAACATAAACTTTCTTATCTTTAACTGGTTTAACAAAAGCATTATACATTTCAGCAACTGGTTTTTTATAATCTCTTACCTCTGGTGGAGCATTATATCTTATAGAAACTTCTTTACCCTCTTCATTAGTCATAGCACTTCTTATCTTAGTATCTCCAGTCATGAAGTCATAACTATCACTACCAAGAGTTCTTAGAGTAGAATTAAATTCTTTAACTCCTTTACCATCAGAAATATCATACCCTAATTCTTCTGCTAATTTAGTTTCATCAACTTGTTGCCAACCTTTACCATCATTATAATTAAGTTCTATATTAGCATCCTTAAAATCTTTCCTTCTACCATCAGGATAGAAGAATGTATTTGCTCCTATAATATCTAATCCCGGATTTATTTGGAATGATTTACCAAATACATTAGCAGAGTTTCCTGTTGCTTGTGCATAGAATTCATAAACTTCTTTATCAGTACGTGCTCTAAACTTATTGGATTTAGAGTCTTGGATTATATTTAATCCTTGACTTTGCAAGTCCTTACGAATAGATGTTATAAGTTTTGTTTGAGCAATATTTTTCTCCCCTAATTTTATTCTATCCTGTGTACTAATTTTAGCAACAGTTCTTGGGCTTGTAGAAAACCCAGATAATGTTGAAGCTGTTGGAGAACCTATCTCAGGCTCAACATTTTCAACAGACATATCATATTTATTAAGTCTACCCTCTTTATCAAAGGATATTTCAGATGCCGACATTTTTGTAGAAGAGCCTTCTAATCTCTGATTAAGAGCATCTGTAATAATATCATTTTGCTCTACATCAGAATCTTGAGGTTTAAATAATACAGTTGGTGTACCAGCATCTTTTTGAGAAGCTTTTAATCTTGCAGCAGTTTCTGCATCAATATAATTTCTATCAGTAAGATATTGGCTATCAATAGTTTGTTTGTAATTACCAGTAGTCTGATAATTCCTTTCCATTAATCTTGCTAATGCAGCTTCTTCACTACCAAATACTTCTTTAAGTTGTGGCATAGTGGCTAATTGAGATTTAGCAATTGCTATAGCACTTGCGGTATTAGGCTTGTATAAAGTCTCCCTCTTAGTATCTGATAATCCAGTATATTTATTAACTTTTAAATATCCCGGTAAATCAGACTTGGTAGGTTCATCATAAGAATAATTTAATTCCTGTTGTTGACTTGCAAGTAATAATTTATCAACTTCACTTGCATCAATTCCTGTAGCTTTAAATGTATTTGGATCAACATATCTACCTGTAGTTTTATCTACAATACCAACAGTTGATGGATCAGTACCTCCCCAGAAATTAGGGCCATACTGTAACCTCATTCTCTCATACATATCAGCAGCCTTAGCCTTAGCCTTGGCTGCCTGTACTCCCGGCATAACTTCTGCATTAGCAGATAGTACTGCATTGGTAACTTTAGATGGACTAACAAAATCTGCTTCTGTAGCATCTTTAAGCATACCCTGTGCTTTACCAACTACTGCATCCATATCTTCTTTACTTAGGAATGGTATATCATTATATTTCTCAATTGCAGCAGCTTTAATTGCTGTACCTCTCTCTAAATCCTGTTGAGCCTTGTTGAGTAAATTAGAATAAAATTCCACATTAACCGGGTTAGACATTGGAATTATCTGCTGCTGAGGAGCTGTCAAGTATCTTGCCATTATTTAGTCCTCCTTCTCACTGGTACAAGTTTACCATCTACAACTTTATAAGTATAATCAGGATTTGCAGCCATTAGTGCAGCAATCTGGGCATCAGCCTGTTGGTTAGCAATAAAGTCTCTACCAGCCATTGCTGATATAGCTCCTACATTACTGAGGGCTTGTTGCTTTAAATTCCTTACAGAATCTTTCTCTCTTGTATTAATATCCTCTTGATACCTTTCAATCTCACTATTAGCAAGCTGCTCTCTCATATTTAATTCTGAATTAGCATTATTCTCTGTACCAAGTGATTGATTAACAAGATTACCATATTGGGAGTTTAATGCAGCAGTAGTACCAGATAGATAATTCATTACCTGTCCAATATCATTACTGTTAGCACCAACTCCTCTTGCCGTAGCTAATCCTAAGTTTCTACTTCTCCTTGCCTCATTACGAGCCTCTGCTAAACTTGTAGGTTTAAATTTAACTCTACTAAAATTAGCAATGTTAGGTTTAACAAACATTGAGGGAATATTAGTAGCAGCCTGTGCAGCATATCCAGCAACTGCTGGTAAGAAATTGGTTTTATACTGACCAAATTCATCAGTAGTTTGTGGAGGATTAAATGTGTGAGGTTTTAGCATAGATTCGTTAGCAGTAGAAGTTGCTGTCTCAGCTTGTGATAATACTATTCCTTTAGGAGACATTCTGGTAATACCATCTGTATCATAATTATAATTAGGTACATCCCATTCTCCCCCCATAGCATACTTCATTCCACCATTTTTAAACTTCTTAGGAAGCATTGTTTCTTTAACTTGCTCCTGTTGCATTGCTAAATTCCTTAACTCAAGTTCCTGAGATTTCTTTCCATAAGGATCATTAGGTCTAAGTTTATACTTAGAATCAATCCTTTTAGATTTAGATGCAAATGATTGTTTACTACCCGGTACTATTACTCTATCTGAGAATATAAAATCTGATTGTTGATTCATATTAAAAGACGTTTCATTATTTTCTACCTCATCTCCGGCAAGTTTAATACCCCCATCTTCGTGAGTATTACCTTGATACTTAGTTAACATTCCCCCCATAGCCATATATTGTGGCCCAGTTGGTGTAGTACCCAAATTAGAATATTGATTTCCAAATTGATTCTGAACTTGATTCTGTGCAAATGTGCCAGTAGAATTAGTTAATCCTGCTGGTGATGGATTGTTGTAATTAGCGGGATCAATAAGATAATCTAAATTCTTTGTATCACTCCCCATCTTATTGTAATAATTAATTTGTTTCTGTTGCTCAGTTGCTGCACTGTTGATTGGTTGAGTAGATGCTGTATTGCCTAATTCTCCAGCAACAGAACTTGCTGCTGCCATTCCTTTACCCTTACCAGCAGCTCCTTTACTCATGTAAGACCAAAATCCTTTATTAGCAACTCCTCCGGCCTTATCCCAGAAAGCCATTACTTTAGCAGAATTTTTACTTCCTACTCTTGGGTCGTAGAAATTATTTCCTACCATATTCTCTATGGGGGATACTGCACTATTAATAGTACCTACAGCAACATCATGTGCCCATGAATATTTTCTTTTAGGTGTTGAAACTGAGCTATATAATTCTCTTGAGGCCATATGTTTATTAGTTAAAAGAGCATGATTTGGTTATATCATGCTCCCAGTGTACAAAAATAAGTAATTTAAAATATAATAGCAAGTAAATTGCCCATAAGTTTATAAGATTATAGGATAGGAATTAAATAATAAATTGTTACATCCTCTAATCTTAAATTAGCATTATTGGTTGGAGTATTATACAGAGTTAATCCTAAGTAATAATCCATGTATCTTGATTTACCAGAAGGAACTTCTACAGTCTTAGGTAATTGTAGTCTCCAAGTCCTAAACCTACGTCTGAGATTACTTGAAGTTAGTGGTATTTTAGTTGATTCCAAATATGAGTTATGTAACTTCATATTGTCAACCGTAGCTAATGGATACTCTGTAGTACCATCTGATGCTACACTATTGAATTCTACATTAGTAAATACCTTCTTATCATCACTACCTGCAACTATTGTTATATAACCTTCAGTAGCAGCTTGTCCATAGAACTCATTAGGAGAGGCTTCATAGTTATGCTCATGTAATTCATCTGGAGTAAGATAGTCTACAGCAAGTAATTTACCATCGTGAGAGGTAATTAAATTTGGAATATAACTATACAGACTTTCAAATGCTTGGAGTCTTTCACTAAATCCTACAGTAATACCAGTTGGGTCTGCTGTATCTTTAACTACAAATAATGCTCTCCTCGTAGATTTATCAAATACTCCAACTACATCTACAGGATTATCAAACTCACTTCCTTTAAATATAGGTGCGCAATCAGCTATATCAGATATAGATTCTTCTGCTCCACCCTGAGTCATCATTAATTTATGATTAGTATCATCATAATAGTAAATAGCTACACCCGAATCAGTTACTGACCTTGTAAATTTAGTACCTGACTTTTCAGATATATATTGGAAGTATTCTAATACAGAACCTACTCCAAGTATCAATGAAGTGCCATTCTCATCCTTGAGAACTTTCCTATCATTAAAACTAAATAATCCAAACGCCTTATCTTGCCAAAACATTACTTGATTTCTAAATACAAGTAATTTACTAAGTGGCCCATTAGAAGAGTTTACAGTTAGTTTATTATTAAACAGAAACTTAGTCCAACTATCTACTAACTCTCCTGAGATATGTTTCTCACTTGATGTAACATCACAATCCTTATCTTGTACTAATCTAAAGTTCAATGGTTTAGCTGAATAAGTTTTACCATTAGGTTGTTTAGAATAAACCCTGTTATATAGATATAGGTCTGTGAGATTACTTGGATATGCTCCAAAAGCATTTCCTTCAGGCCATACTACATTACCATAGTCAATGGTTTCTTGTAGCTTGGCAGATTGGGCAGCAGCAGCATTTTTACTTGGACATATATCGTTTCTTAGTGCCAAGTTAATTGTAGTTTCTACTGGAAGATATATACAAGATTTATGATTATAGGTATTATTAGTAATATTCTTTTGACTATCCAGCATTGTCTGTACGAAGTCAAACATTTCTATATAAGTATCCCCACCAAATACCTTACTTGTATTGAAGGTTGGTAAACAACTTCTTATTTTACCCGCCAGTTGATAAGTAGTATTTTGTTTAGCATTATAACTAAACCCACCATACTGAGTTAAAAGAGTTCTCTCATAATTCACAAGAACATTATCATCTACTCCAATTACCCCATCATTTTCAAGACCAAGAGCTAAACTACTGCCAACATAGCACATCTTATCATCATCATCTGAGTCATTATATCCAAACCCATAATTACATATTCTGACAGGAGCACCTCCAACATCAACTGTATAAAATTGATTGGGGGACACATCCACCTGTATGGTGTCATTAATTCCTTTAGTTACTGTTGGTGATAATCTGGTTAAAGTATCTACTTTAAAAAACTTACTATACGCATTAACTTCTCCACCAGCAACCTCAAATCTTGTAGCAGTAAATGTAGATAAAAATCTCAACGTATCTGTAGATGTTTTAATGTGGTCTTTTTTAAACTTAGTTTCAGGAGAAAAGAAATATAATACTCCTCTTGCTACATCTACTCCTACACCATAAATAGTACCGTCACCATCATAATTACTCATGGTACTATAACCGTACTCATATACAGGCTGTATAGCAAGATAATTCGCATTGTAGTTTCCTACAATTACAGTACCCTGTCCTATAATAGTCTTATCAACATCCTCACGTCTTGCCCTAACAATACCAAATGTCCAATCATTAGGTAATGCTGAAGTGTCTACAGTAAAGTTTACACCAAGTACATTAGCATAAGTACCTGTACCACCAGTACATTGGAAGTAAATATCATAATAATTTACTCCACCTGTCTGGTTATCCTGATTGGCATAATATACAGTACCAGTTTCTGAATCTGTAGTAGCTGGCATCTTAATATCAGCAATCCACTTAACAAAGGATTGTCTACCTTTACCATCAAAGAATACTATACCAAATCTATACATCTCATCTCTTTGATAACCAACTATTTCTGATTGATTAATTGGAGAAGCATAGTTGCTGAATGAGGTATTATTAAGATAACCCTCTTCTATAAAATCTGTAGTAGAGTCTGTACCCCACTTCTGTCTATCACTTGATACAGCAGTAGTAATAATATGTTGCTCGTTAGATAAATTATCAAGCATTATAGACCTTACAAAGAAGTCATATGATATATTAATACCACTACCTCCAAGAGTTAGTCCATCAGTCTTAAATTTATAAGTAGCCTGAGCTGTTTTATCTAAATGACAATCGTGTGTTTCAGGAATAGATTCTCCACCAATAAGAAACGTGTTGGTTACAATTTCATAATCCTGACCATCATACTTAATTTCTGATTCAGAAGCATCACTAAATCTGTAAGCTCTTGCATCCCAATAAGTACCTAATTCAGTATCTACATCAAAGTAACTATCTGTTATATTACCTGCAATTAAGAAATTATCTTTTACTGTAAGTAATTTTGGAGTAAATATTTTAGTACCTATACTATTTAATTGTGCAGGAGTGTATACAGATAACACTGTATCTCCACCATCAATAACAGTAATAGTCTTTGATGTAGGTATATTACTTTCAGCAATTACGTTAACTTCAGGCTCACCTTCTTCAGAAGTATAATATACAGCAATTATTTTTATGTAGTCATATCTTGGGTCTATATCCTCTACTGTAATAGATACTGCTTTACCAGCAGATTTGCCATTCTCAGTACCCATATATCCAAGAGTATTAGATGCTGAACTATTACTTACGGTTAAATGAATCAATCCACTTAAAGGAGATATTACTGTTTCAGCACCATCTAAATTATATAACTGGTATCCATATTGTACCATACCAGCATAATACAATCCACCTGACAATACACTGTTAACCTTTGGTTGGTTAAGTGTACAATCTGGAGATATACTAAGTAGTTCTACAGGAAGTATTAAAGAATCCTTATCAGCAATATTAATATGATTAAGGTTATCTACACAATTTGACCAGTAAATTTTAACTAAATTCTCGTTATCATACCTACCAACAACATCATATATTTGATAATCAGCAGTTAAACTTGGATACATTACTCCATTATAAATCAAATTATCATTAGGAGTAAGTGCGTCTATATCACCACTATCATTATACCTACACTTCCATATCTGCCCATAAGTAGCAGAGCGTGTAAATAATATCAGGTCTTCTCTGATACTGCCTGTAGCAATAATTTCTGCATCAGTGATACTTGGAACAACTGTAGTTACAGTTAATCCATCACCAATTTCTACTAATCCTCCAGTAGTATCATCCAGATATACAACAACTACTTTATTACCTTTAAGCCCTACATACAAATCTCCAGCAGCTATAGCTAACTCTAAAGTAGTATCAGCCATAAGTATTGAATATACAAGATTCATATCCTTGTCACAAGCTACATCTATATCTATATCTCCACTTGTTAGTGAAAATGTAACTGTAGAATTTGGGTCATCAACACTACCATCCAATTCAATAGTATATACAGGACTTGTAGCAGGTATTGTAGCAACAAGTC